TATCATGAGTATGGAAAACACCAACTTATCACCTGACGGTGATGAGAGTGGCACCCTTACGCTTGACCAAGCGGCAGAAGACCTATCAGTGCAGTCCTCTGAAAATGACCAAGCGACTGATCAAGTTGAGCCAGAAGAAGAGACTGAAGGGGAAGTGGAAGCTTCCGAAGAGTCTCAGGATGAAGAGGCAGACGAAGCCGATGATTCCGATGCAGACGATGAGCCAGAAAGCGACGCTGAAGAGATTGATCTCGACACGGTCTTTGAGATCGATGGCGAGGAAATCACTCTCAAAGAGTTGCAAAACGGCAATATGCGAAATGCAGATTACACCCGTGGAAAGCAACGCCTACAGGCTGAGATTAAAGAAGTCGAAGCTAACAAGGCAGCGATTGAAGCGGAACGTGCAAAGTACGCACAGGCACTTGAGCAAATGGCTCAGATGCAACCTCAAGAGCAGGAACCAGATTGGGACCAACTCTACCAGGACGACCCACTTGCCTACGTTAAAGCGAAAGAGGATTGGCGCGACCGGAAGGAAGCACAAGCCAGACTTAACCATGAGCGGCAGCAAGTAGCACAGCAACAGCAATATGAAGACCAGCAACGTCTGAACCATTACCGGCAGTCTGAACAGGCCAAGCTCTTGGAAGCGATTCCTGAGTGGTCCGACAGGGCAGTGGCGGCAAAGGAGCAGAAGTCAGTTGCAGAGGAATTTCAGAAGTACGGGTTCAAACCCGACGAACTGGACAACCTGTGGGATTCACGCGCTGTACGGATGGCAAGGCGACTTGCCCATTTGGAAGCTGAAATCGGCAACAAAGCCCAAGTCATCAAAGCGAAGACCGAGGGCAAACGTCGGGTCTTAAAAGCATCAACCATGAAGACCAAGGGCCAGAAATCTAAATCGCGCAAATCCGCGCAAATGGCAAAACTTGACCGTAGCGGGAGCATTGAAGATGCGCTCGCAGTGATGGTCGGAAACTAAGGAAACATAGTTATGGCACAACCTACAGGAACATTCGACACATTCGACGCTGTCGGGGTAAGAGAAGACATAAGCAACGTTATCTCTCGAATTGACCCTCAAGACACGCCCTTCACTTCCAATATCGGTAAGGGTACTTGCAACAACACTTATTTTGAATGGCAGACACAAGCTCTTGCCGCCGCTGCTCATGACAACGCCCATATTCAAGGCGATGTAAACACGGCGACTGCCGTCATCCCTACAGCCCGTGTGGGTGGTCGGACACAAATCTTTAAAAAGACTGTGAATATTTCCGCGACTACTGAAGCTGTGGACAAAGCGGGACGTGGCAGAGAAATCCAATACCAAAAACTTCTCAAAGGCGTTGAGCTTAAACGTGACCGTGAAAAGCGCATGATTGGTAACTATGCGTCTGTTACAGGTGATTCATCCACTGCTTACGAAACTGGTGGTCTGCAAGCCTGGATCGAAACCTCCGCTGACTTGGGCGCTGGGGCTACCGAAGGCGGCTTCGCTTCCGGCAACGTCGTTGCTCACACAATGGGCACACCTCGTGCCTTCACAGAGGCTCTCCTCAAGACGGCTCAACAGAGCGCATACTCGGCGGGAGGGAAGCCAACTATTCTCTCTGTTGGTCCAGCACAAAAAGTTGTGTTTAGTTCATTCACAGGTTTAGCAGAAACCCGTATCAACAACCCAAACGGGCAAACCAAAATAGTGGGTGGAGCCGACATATATATTGGCGATTTCGGATCGCTGACCACGACTGTTAACCTTTTTCAAGATGCTGCATCAGCAATCTTGATCGATCCTAAACTTGCTAAAATCCGCACACTTCGCGGCATGACAGCAACGAAGGACGCGCCCAACTCCGACGGTGAGCAATGGACTATCGTTTGTGAAGAAGGCTTGGAAGTAACCAACGAAGCTGGACACGCTTTGATCGGTGCGCTCTCCTAAGCTCACTAACCCTTAACCTCCCCAACTCAGGGGCGTGGCTGTAATGGCTGCGCCCCTTTTCTTTTGGAGATTCCTAGATGGCTGAAGCGATAAAACCAGAGAACAAAACCCCTCGCGGCATTAAAGTAAAGTGCGGCCCACGGCGTATTGTTATCGACGACAAGAACACAAAAATGAGTCCTGGAGAGACTAAGGTCTTACCGGCAGAAATCGCCAAACATTTTTTGGCAGCTAAGTCTGTAGAGAAGGCTTAACGATGGGAAGACTTCTTACCAAACGCGATGGGATGGAAGTCATATTCCACCCAGGAGAAGACGGCGCAGAGTTCGTCATTGAATACCGGGAAGACGTAGAGGACCACCTTAATCAAAATAAGGCTCTACAAACTGCCGGTCACGATGGCTGGGTTAGCGATGAGAAAGAGCTACGCCACGCCGCACATATTCCGCCAACTGTTGTAATGAAGTGGATGCTGGAAGAAGGCATCGATGTTTATTCGTCAGACCCTTGGCACCAGAAGAAAGTCAGAGAAAAGCTTAACTCTTCTGATTATGCCCACCTTAGAACCGCACATTTTAGGCTGTAAAAATGGCTCTATCAACGTACACAGAACTTAAAGCTGCGATAGCTGATTATCTGGTTGATGATGATCTGGTAACGCAGATACCAGACTTTATTCGTCTGGCAGAAGCGCGTTTCCAGCGTAAGCTGAGAATCAGACAGATGGAGCGGCAAGATACGCTTTACCTGATCGACGGTCTTGCGACTGTGCAGTTGCCTACCGGGTTTGTCGAAGCTCGTTCTGTCCTCCTGCACGGCGCTCAAGATTCTGTCTTGGAGTACAGGACACCAACGCAGCTAAATACTGACCATTTGAACGATACGTCAGGCACCCCAAAAGCCTATACCATCATTGGCAGCAACTTCCACTTCGCCCCTGCGCCATCTGGCGATGTGACGGCGACTATCACAATGTACGCTAAAGTTGACCCTTTATCGGATACAACAACGACAAACCCAATCCTGGATGATGCCCCAGACCTTTATCTATACGGGGCATTGATGGAAGCGTCTCCCTTCCTGGGAGATGACGACAGGACCATGATTTGGGTCCAATTGTTTGATCGTGCGGTTAATGACATTAAGGAAGTAGACGAAGCGATTGCTTGGTCTAGCGGTCCTCTTGTCGCTCGTCATGAGCATTATATGCCATGAAGGATTCCGTTAAGTTCACAGAGTTCTTACCTGACCAGCCAGTGGTCGGGAACAATGGCTGCACAGATTCAAAGAACGTATTGCCTCATGGCAGGGGCTATCGCTCCATGCCGTCATTACTAACTTACTCAGGGGCTTTGACGGCTAGATGTCAAGGCGCTATTTCTGCACAAGCGTCTGACAGTGTCGTTCATGATTATTGCGGCGATGCAACTAACCTGTACGAACTATCAGATACAACATGGACAGATATTAGTGGCGCGACATATGGGACAGCGTCAGATGTGAATTGGTCCTGGGTTGTCTTTGGCGACTTTGCTATTGCCAGCAACTGGACGAACAACATCCAGTATATCGACATGGCGACAGGGTCGGCGTTTGCTGATCTAACGACAACGCTCCGCTGTAAGTATCTCGCATCTGCTAAAAATTTCGTCGTCGCCGGGTATACTTACGACAGTAGCGACGGCACAATACCCCACAGGATTAGATGGAGCGCCTTAAACGACGCAAGCGACTGGACTGCGTCTCAAACAACGCAGTCTGATTGGCAAGACTTACCATCTGAAAACGGCCCTGTTAGCGGCATTGTCGGCGGTGACACCATCACAGTATTACAGGATCGCGCTGTTACCATTGGCAGATACGTTGGCACCCCTAGCATCTGGTCCTTCTCGCAAGTATCAACCAACCTCGGCTGTTCGGTTCCAGGATCGATCATTGCCGCTGGTGACGACGTTTACTTCCTGGGGGCAGATGATTTCTACGTTGTAAAAGGGGGCAAACCCCAACCTATCGGGGCGCAAAAGATTGATAGCTGGTTCTACAAGCGATACAACGATAGCTTCCCAGAGCGCGTGACATCTTCTATTGACCCAGCGCATCATATGGTCGCCTGGAGCTTCCCATCCAAAAACAGTTCTACCGGCACCCCTGATACGATCCTGTTCTATCACTGGCTATTAAACCAGTGGGCATATGCAGAGATGGATCACGAGATGATCTACTTCAGCCTGTCCAAAGGTTATACCTTAGAAGGCTTAGACGCCTTATCGTCCAGTATTGACGACTTGACTGTCAGCTTAGATTCAAGAGCGTATGTTGGCGGCAACTTACTCCTATCAGCGTTTACAGCCGCTCATGAGCTTGCCTTCTTCACAGGCGACGCTTTAGAAGCGACTATTGATTATGGAGCCTTCCAGCCTATCCCAGGATCAACTTCACTGATTAAACGAGCGCGGCCTGTAGTCGAAGGTTCCAGTGCTGTTATTACTGTCCAACATGGCAAGCTGGACACGCAGACTGAAACAACAACTTGGTCTGATGCTGTATCGCCAACTTCCACCGGCAATTGTGGGATCAGGAAGAAGGCACGATACCATCAACTTCGCATGAACATCACTGGCGGGTTTAACTTCGCGCAGGGCTTCGATGTTGAGTTTGAGAAGCGAGGGCATAGATGAAGGCTGTTGCAAAAGATTGGCATGATGAAGTTCAGCATAGGCAACATATTGCCGAGGCTTTGGAAGAATTAGCAGATGGAAAGTTAAATTCCACCTCTAATGTAACTTTAACTGCTAACAGCACAACGACTGTGATTGTTGACTTCAGAGTTGGCGCGAACTCTGTTATACTGCTCTCGCCCATAACGGCAAACGCTGCAACGGAATTTGCGTCAGGTGGAATGTATGTATCCAGTACAGGAAAGCAGACTTACACAATCACACACAACAACAACGCCCAGACTGATAGAGACTTCAGAGTTCTGGTTGTCGGGTGATCACCTGGATGATGTCTGGCATTGGCTAAAACCGGCCTTGGACTTAGCGCACGGCACCCACGAACAAAGAGACATTTTCGACGGGCTTGTGTGTGGCGAGTTCCAGTTGTTCAAAGGCTCAAAGTCAGCCGCACTTACCGAGGTTATAAAATACCCTCGGTTGCGGTCTGTAAGGGTCTTTATTGCTGGTGGTGACCTGGAAGAGCTAGTCAGCATCGAAGAAGAGATTACAAGCTGGGCGAGAGAGATAAACGCGCAGCGGGTTGAGATATGTGGACGGCGTGGGTGGCTCCGCGCCCTCACTGATTATGAGGAAAGTAGCACTGTTATGAGCAAGGATATAGATCATGTCTAAAGGCGGCGGGAATACCGAAACACGTACCATCACGAAAACCCAGGACAACGCTCCTTGGGAGCCAACGCAAGAAGGGCTGAAGCATGGTCTTTCAGAGGCTAGACGGCTGTATGATTCAAGCTCACCCGAGTATTATGGCGGGTCTACGGTAACTGATTGGTCGCCGGAATCTGAGCAAGCTTTATCCATGACACGGGATCGGGCATTGGCAGGGTCAGACATCCAGCAAGCTGGGCGTGATACGTTCATGGACACTGTCAGCGGTGCGAACCTCGTTAATGGCAACCCACACTTCCAAAGCGCGTTTGATGCCGCTGTGAGGCCAATGGTGGATCGCTACACCAACCAGTTGGCTCCAGGCGTTGATAGCCAGTTTAATGGTGCCAACAGGATGGGTTCAAACGCTTACGCCACATCTCGCAACAGCGTCGATGATACCTTCGCCAGAGCGATGACAGACTCCGCTGCTAAAATGATGAGAGACGACTACACGATGGAGCGTAATTACCAAAACGCCGCTGCCGCCGCTGCGCCCCAGTACGCTTCCAATGACTACAATGATTTCGCCAGATTGGCAGGGGTCGGGTCGGCTAGAGAAGGCAAATCTGGCGAATACCTACAGGAAGATATTAACCGCCATAACTTCGAGCAAAACCAACCTATGGCGAAGCTTGGCGACTTCATGGGAATCCTGGGCGGTGGTTATGGCGGCACAAGCACAAGTTCTGAGCCTGTCTTCCGCAACAAATCCACAGATTTTCTAGGCGGGGCTTCCGCTGGTGCCGGTATAGGAAACATGATGGGCGGTTCAACGGGCGCTGGTTGGGGCGCGATGGCTGGCGGTCTTCTTGGTATGATGGGATAAT